ACCCGCAGGTCGTAGCGGTGTGGTTGGACGGCATCTGTGCTGTCAAGCTGGTGCGCGCGGACATTGACGCCCAAAACCTTCAGACTGCAATCGTGAACTGGACGCGAGAGCACCCAACGATCACGGTCGATGAGATCGTGCGGGCGCTGAAGCGGCATTTCCCAGGGTACGTGAGTCACGTCAACTCTGAGACTAAGCATTGAGGGCGCGATACGATGACCAAGTGCCAATGGTGCGAGAAGGACCACGGCCTAATCTGCCCGGAGATCAAAGCAATTGAATACCATCCCGATGGTATGGTCAAGCGTGTTGAGTTCATGACCTTTGCAGACAAGATGTATCCGTTCTTGGTTCCCCAGCCACTTCCCGTTTATCCGTCACAGCCACCGATACCGACGTATCCTTATTATGGTCCAACGTTCCGGGTTTCCACGGACTTCCACACATGAGTTCACCCCCGGCCACCCTTGACCGCAAGGCCAAGCAGCGCGAAACGCTCCGCGAGCGCCGCGCCTTTGCCACGGCCCACAAGGCGGAGGCCCAGTACGCGCGCAACTTGCGCACCATCGCGCGGCACTGCGGCGACCTAGCCAAGTTCTGGGACCCTGACAACCCGTCTACGGCCCACTGGGTAATCGGCGCGCTGCGTCGCTACGCCGAGGAGCTGTGGCCCTGGGCTATGGCCACGGCCGAACGCATGCTGGCGGACGTGGCTAGGCGCGATGAGGCTGTGTGGGCGCGTGTCGGGCGCAACGCGGGCCGCGCGCTGCGCAAGGAGATAGCGGAGGCGCCCACGGGCGAGATTATGCGCGCGCTGCTCGCGGAGCAGGCGGACTTAATCACGTCGCTGCCCCGCGACGCCGCGGCGCGCGTCCACGAGTGGACGGTGCGCGGCATAGAGGGATCGGAACGGCCGGCCGCGGTCGCCGAAGCGATTTATGCGACGGGCGAGGTCACCCGTAGCCGCGCGAATTTAATCGCGCGGACAGAGGTCGCGCGCACCGCTTCGAAGCTGGTAGAGGCGCGGGCCACGTGGGTGGGCAGCGAAGGCTACATCTGGCGGTCGGCCGGGGACAGCGACGTGCGCGAAATACACCGTAAGCTGAACGGCAAGTATTTCCGCTGGGATGACCCCCCGGTCGCCGCGGAGAATGGCGTGCGGGCGCATGCTGGGCAAATATGGAATTGCCGTTGTGTGCCCGAGCCGGTTATCCCCGAGGAACTAGCAGCGTGAACGAACTCAAAAGGAGAACACAAATGATCAGGAAGACCACACTGTGGGCAGCGCTGGCCGGCCTGGCCATCGCGTCTGCCGCTCACGCCCAAACCTACCCAATCAACAACCCCACCTACATCCCGCAGGCGCTGGTGCCGACGCAGGCTATCTCTGCGGTGGGCGCCTCTACCGCTTTCCAGCTCAACGGCACGCCTACGCTGTGCTTCCGGGTGTTGGGGACATTTACCGGCTTGGTCGCAAACCTGCAAGTCACTGAGGCGCGCGCCCAGCCGGTGACCTTTGTACCTACGTGGACCAACACCGGCGTCCAGCTCATGGGTTCCAACGTTGCCGCAAGTGTTGTCCAATTGCAAGTCAACGCTGCGGGGATATACTGTGCCGAAGTAGCCGGTATGGCCCAGGCGCGTTTAAACGTTACGGCCATATCTACGGGCACGGCTAACGTCACCTTCTCTGCGGGGCCGGGCAGCAAATACACTGCCACGTTGAACCGGCAGCGGGCTACGTACTCGGTTGTGACCACGGGCCTGGTTGTTGTGGCGACCGCGCCCACAGACTTCTTGACGGTTATCGGGTCTGCCACCAGTGTGATCCGCATCACACATGCGGAGTGCTCAGGCACGTCTGCCACCGCGGGCTACGGCAACCTGGTTGCCCTTATTCGTAGCACAGCAAACACGCTGGGCACATCGCTACAGCTAACCCCAACTCCCCATGATCCCACCGACGCTACCACTGCTGCTACCGCTTTTAGTTACACCGCCAACCCAACCACAGGGACGTTGGCGGGCTCGATACGGTCGGCGCGTTTGCCGTTGCCTTTGAACACGACTGGTAACATGGCTCCAGTTGTGGGCTGGGACTTCGGCGCGCAGAACCGGCAGGCGACGCAGGAAGTGGTGTTGCGCGGGGTGAACTCAGTGTTCGCGTTGAACGGGGGTGGTACAACTCTACCTGGTGCCTCAGCCTACAACTGTTCCATCGAGTACACCGAGGAATAAACGACTGGCAGCGCGGGGGTTATTCACCATGAAGCTCAATCGTCTCGGGTGGGTGGCGGGGGCGCTCTTCGCCGCGTGGTGCACCCCCGGCCATGCGCAACCGACACCCCCGTCCCCACCTGCTTTTTCGGTTATCGCTCCGGTATCGGGGACGATTGCGGTAACGACCACTACGGCGCGGCTGCAGCTCCCCAACTCAACTACGCGATTCCCTTCGGTGTTGATTATAAACGAGGGGGCCGCCGAGGTGTTTATTTCGATAGGTGGGTCAGGGGTGAACGCCGTGGCCTGCCCGTCCACGACGGGCACGTGCAATAGTATTCCGCTGCCCGCAGGACAGGGTATCGCTGGTTTTGCGGGGGCTGGCTTCGTGGCCGCCATAACTGGGGTAGGAACAGCCGTGTTGCGCGTAGTGCAGTTCAACGGGGCACCGTGGTTTGGGCCGACGTGAGGGGCGTAGTTATGAAACAGACCATAGGAATATGCCTGTTACTGCTAGGCATCACCCTAGCCGGCGCGCAAACCATAAACGTAGGCAGTCGTTTTGCAGGCATATCTAACCCCCCGGCACCTATTGCTATCACTGGTGCTGGTACGGTGCAACTGATTGCTGCCCCGGCTGACTCGACCCAGTCAATCTACGTCACCCGTTGGGACGCACAAGTTTCGGTGCTTGAGGGGACGTTTCAACTAGTCTATGGGACCGGGTCAAACTGCGGCACAGGGCAAGGCAATGTGACCGGTGTGTATGACTGGACACCTCAATCAGGCGTGTCGATCGGGAACGGCGGCGGAGTAATCTACGCTATCCCGGCCGGAAACGCTATCTGTGCAACTACTACAGGGTCAACAGCATCCTTCAATGGGGCAATGGGGTACTTGGTACAATGAAACGAACGATCTTAGCTGCCGCTCTTCTGGCAGTCTCTATGCTTGGCGCCAGTGCACAATCACCTCTATCGTTGACGGGTTCGGGGGGGCCGGCAAGCTGCTCGCAGGGCTCTGTGGCAGTCAACGCGATGGGGATCAATGGGGTAGCTCCCTACGACGCAGCGACGCGGAGTTTGGTGTGTGGGATAGTTGTCTTGAATTTTTTTCAGTTCCTTGATGGTTTATGGGTCTTGGATGGTTACAATAGCTCCTCAATACTGGTTAACCTTGTAAAACCTGGTACCTATAACCTGATCCGGAACGGAACGCCGACCTGCGGTGTTGGCGGTTGTTCTGGAACTGATGCTACTATAACTGCGGATTATTTCGACACGGGGCTTGTGCAAGGAGCCGGGAAACATTGCAACCTCGGTACTACAATACTCACATCATGCGTGGTGTTTGCATGGTCAAATACTGACTCACAGCCGGTAAGTGGGGGCGTGTCTGTCGGTGCTGGCACTGGGGCAACTTGCATAACAGGAACTTGGGTGAACCCCAAAAACTTATCCGGTAATTTTACGTATGGTATGGACGCTGCGGCTTCAGTTAATGTTGGAGCGCAGGTAAATGCCTCCGGGTTCTTTTCCGTCGGGGGAGAGAAACTGGTAACTACTGTCAGTCAATTCCACCAACTTAACGGTGCTGCAGCTGTTGTTGATTCAACGCCGGCTTTCTCCGCCGCGCCCACTTCGACGTTTTCAATACTTGGCTGTCACAATGGCGCCATTGTCTATGGTGGAGAGGCACGTAAAATTGCCGTGGTTGGGATTGGTGCGTTCGCCCCAGTGGCTATTTGCCACCTCATAAACCAATACGAAATCGCGGTGGGCTCGACCTCAACGAACTATTGCTGAAACTGTGAACCTCTTCCACACACCAGAGAAGATCGGCCCTAAGCGCGGGCGCACGCCCGAAGGCTATCTGGTGTGTTATGACGTGCCTTTGGCACGTGTGGGCTTCCAAGAGTACGGGGAGCACGAGATTGATGACCCGGCAATAAGCCGGCCCCCGGACGGCTTCTATCGGGTGGAGCGCGTTCCGGACGAGGTTTTCGCCCCCGACAGCATTGCCAGTTGGAACGGCAAGCCGGTCACCAATGACCATCCCCCCCAGCTGCTGACCCCCGCGACAACGCGGATGTACCAAGTCGGTACGATGATCAATCCGCGACGGGGCGAGGGCGGCAACGATGGCCTCATGCTGGTGGACATGGTCATCACCTGTCCTTCTACAATGCTTGACATCGAGTCAGGCAAACGTGAGGTGTCCGGGGGTTATGGGTGTGACTATTTTGAGATCACCCCCGGCCACCTGCAGCAGCGCAACATCTTGGGCAACCACGGGGCGATTGTTGAAGAAGGGCGATGCGGTGGAGCCTGCGCAATCCACGACCACAAACCTAAGAGCCTGGCCTTTGACGAGGAGGCAGACATCAGGCGTCAAATCAGAGAGCGAGGCACGACTATGAACAAGATTTTTGACGCCTTGACGAAAGCGTTTAAGGCGCGGGACGACAAGGCGTTCGAGCAGGCGCAAGCCGCCTTGGCTATTATGGTCAAGGACGAGGAGCACCCCAGCGTCAAGACTGAGGGCGGCAGTCACGAAATTCACCTCCATCTGGAGGGCGGCGGTAGCAAGCGGGAAGAGGAGCCGCCCCCGCACAAGGAGGACCCCATGGACGAAGCACCGGAGTGGTTTAAGAAGTTCGGTCAGGAGCACGACAGCTTCAAGAAGGGCTTTGATGAGTGGCGCAAGAGCGTTGACGCCTTCATGAAGGGCGGCGCCCAGGGCGAAGAGGCAGGGGACGAGGCCAACAAGAAAATCGAAGGTGAGCTGGAGGAGGAAGCACCCCCCGGCACGGCCCTGAAGGATGCCAAGGGGGCGAAAGACAGCGCGTACCTGGTGGATTCTTTCCACGAGACGGTGGCAGGCGCAGAGGTTTTGGCGCCGGGTATCTCTTTGCCGACCCTGGACCGTTCGGCGCAGCCCAAGGTGACGTTCGACAGCATTTGCGGCCTGCGGCGCAAGGCGCTGGACCATGCAGCGGCTCAGATGGAGACACGCGAAATGTTGACCGCGGTCACGGGCGGGCGTGCATTCGACACCAAAATGGCGACCTGCCGCGACGTGCGCAACGTGTTCCGCGGGGTTGTGGCCCTCAAGCGTGCAGCCAACGCGCGGGGGACCGCGGGCACCGGTGCAACCGACATTGGCCGCAACGCCCACAGCGTGGTCGGGGGCTTTAAGAGCCTGGCTGAACTGAACGCGGCAAACACCGCGGCCTACGCGAAGGGTGACCACAAGGTTGCCTCTCGTTAAACCCAACTTCATCCGCTGACGAACAGGAGACTGAGTATGATCAGCACACTGAGGCGCCTGCTTCGCAGTGGGCTCGCGGCACCCGCCGTTATCAAACCGAGCCTCATCAAGCCTACTGGGGCGCGTTTTGTTGGGCGACACCAGGTTAATGACGCTCTGGACCCGATGGCCTTCACCTTTCGTATGGGTGCAGGCAACATTGGCTCGGTGAACCGTTACCATCCGGCCGTCATCGAGCCGGCACCTATCTCGGGCACCGTGCCCCCGGCCATCGGCCTGGCTTGCGTTATCGACGCAACCACCAAGACGTTGCGCCTCGTGCAGGCGGGCGACACGGCCCTAACCGATATCTACGGCATCCTTGTGCGGCCGTGGCCCTTCCAGCAGGGCACCACGCCCAACTTCTCAGGTGCCGTGGCCTTCGGCACCGCCAACGCGGTCTCGGCTCAGTTCGGTGTGTGGGACGTGTTGCGCTCAGGCTACATCATCGTTCCCATCGTTGGCACCCCCGGCAAGGGCGACCCGGTATTCGTGTGGGTTGCTGCGGCATCGGGCGCCCATATCCAAGGCGGCTTTGAGGCCGCATCCACGGGCGGCTCGACCCTTACCTTAACCAGCCTCAAGACCACCTTCCAAGGCCCCCCGGACGCTGCGTCGCCCCCGGCCGGTGAAATCGCCTTCAACATCTAAATGCGCTTTGGCACCGCTCAAGAGGAGTGAAAAAGTGAAATTCGACCTTGACTTGGGCGGGCCGCATGCGCTGTCTCGCCGTACCACGATGAGAGAGGGCCGGTTCGTTGGCCGACACTATGTTCGCGACATGTTGACGTTTGATTCCCGGCAGTTCCAGACGGACAATGCAGGCAATCAACTGGGTAAGTCGCTTGGGGGCCGGTTTACCACCCACGACGGCAAGACCGTGGATAGCACGGGCGCCTTTCTCGTTGGCGAGCTGGAGCGGCTGGACCTCAAGTTCCACGGGCCGTTGGTTGCAGTTTCCTGGCAGCGCGACATTGACCTGCGGGAAGACGTTACGGTTGCGGATGACGTGAGTTCGTTCACCCTGACCACCTTCGGGGTGGCGGCGGGCGCGGGCGGCGGTAACGGCGCGGGCCAGGGTATCTCCTGGGCGGGCCGGTCCACCACCCAGGTGGGTGGTGTCAGCATCGACATTTCCAAAAAGACCTTTCCGCTTATCCCGTGGTCTCAGGAAATTGCGTTCACGGTGTTCGAGCTGGAGAGCGCGGCGCGGGTCGGTCGTCCGGTCGATGAGCAAAAATTCAAGGTGGTGCAGACCAAGCACCAGATGGACGTGGACCAGATGGTCTACTACGGCGACGCCCAAACACAGGGCACCGCCTCAGGTCTGCTCAACAACACGTTGATGACCAACGTCAACAACCTGCCGAACGGGGCCGCGGGCTTCAGTCAGTGGGCGAGCAAGTCACCGGACGAAATCCTGGCGGACATCAATGCGGCTTTGACCTCGGTGTGGTCCGCGTCTGCGTGGGCTGTTACGCCCAAGCGTATCCTCATCCCGCCGAACCAGTTTGGCTATATCTCCACCGCGAAAATCAGCACGGCGGGCAATATGTCCATCTTGAGGTACGTGGAGGAGAATAACCTGCTCACCGGCACGGGCCAGGGCGAGTTGGAGATTTTGCCGCTGAAATGGTGCATCGGGACGGGCGTGGGCGGCACACTCGGTACCGTTGGCACCGTGGACCGCATGTTCGTTTACACCAAGAACCAGGACTTCGTGCGCTACCCGATGACGCTCATGCAGCGCACGCCGGTCCAGTACGATGGTTTGTACCACAAATCGACCTACTACCTCAAGTTGGGGCAGATGGAGTTGGTGTATCCGCAAACCGTGGGCGCGTTCGACGGATTGTGAGGCTAGCTTCCGCCCCGAGCCGGGGGTAGCCTTTACGGCGAAAGAGGAAAAAACAATCATGGTCGAGAATAACACCAACGCTAACCGCACGCCGCGTGCACCAAACCGCACCCCCGAGGAGCAGGCGGCAATCGACAAGCGCGCGGCCGGCGACCTCAACCCCGAGGAGCAGGCCGCGGTGGACCAGGCCAAGCGCGATCTGGAACGGAGCAAGTCGCAGATCGGGCAGACCCCCCCGCTCTATGACCCGCTCTGGTTGCTCACTGATGAGGGCAAGAAGGTGCTCTCGCAGGGTTTGGGCCGGGATATCAACGGCAACGTCCGAGAGTTCAACAACGACCGGGTCACGGTGGTTGTCCCGAAGACGTTCACATTCACGCTCCTGCACTCTCACAAGTTCGAGATTGTGCAGGGCATCCGCGAGATTCCGGCTGTGCTGGCAGATCATCCGTGGTTCGTCGGTCACGGTGTCACGGTGTACAAGCCTGGTGCAGCACCCCCGGTTCCCCTCGTTCTCCTGGGCTCCAAAACCATGTCTGACCCGGTTAAGGTCGGGGACCAGATGATGCCTCTTGGCCCCTTCGTGGTTGCGGCACACACCACCTCTGACCTTTCGGTCAAAGACTGGAACGCTAAGACGGACGCGGAGCGCGACGCGGCCGTCCAGGCGGAAATCGACAAGGTTGCGGCGGCAGCGCGGCCGGACATGGCGCCGAATTGGGTGCCACAGGCGTCGTCAACCTTACCGGCCAAGGACTGGGGTGCCAAGACGGACGCAGAGCGCGACGCGGAGATGGGGAAGGGGTTGCCCCCGGCCGGGGGTAACTTTAAGAAGAAGTAGCCGGCTCAGGCTTCATGAACCTGAGTAACCTGGACTTGAAACGTTATGGCGGTTGGCTTTTAGGTCTGGGGCCGCCACCAGATTTTAGGGAGAGCGTCTGTGCTGACCGAAAAAGGCTCCAAA